CGATCACCGCCGAGGCGACCGGCGAGACGATCTGGACCGAGTCCAACGTCAACGCCGCCGCGGTCAAGGCGCCGCGCCAGGCCACGCACAGCACGGCCGGCGTGGCCGCGCTCTACGCCGCCGGCGGCACCGCCGTGCAGGACCGCGTCGCGGTCAGCCGCGATCGCGTCAAGATCGTGGTCGCCCAGGGCGGCAACGTGAAGTCCGGCGCGTTCAACATCCTCGTCGACGACGGCAAGGGCCTGTGATCTTGGCGGGGAGCGTTCGCGCTCCCCGTCACCTACTTCCCGGAGGCAGCATGCACACCACCTGGTACGTCCTCGAAAACGGCCAGCCGGCGAACCCGGACGACTGCGCCCCCGACGCTTCCGGCCGCCTGGTCCACAAGAGCGGCACGCCGGTGGCGATGCGCGGCGACGTTCCCAGCAGCCGCGCCATGTCGGCCGACGACCTGCAGGCCGCCGGCGCCAACCGCGAGCTGAAGCCGGCCGCGACCGGCCGCGGCTACCGCACGCGCGCCGCCAAGGCCGACTGATGAAGCTGCCCTCCCTGCGCGCCCTGCTGCCCTGGCGGAAGCGCGCCGCCGAGGGCGCCTATCGCCCGGGCCCGTATCTCCTGAACGACGGCTGGCTGTCGGCGACGGCCGGCCGTTTCACGAACTGGTGGCAGCTCGGCTACTCGCCCGAGAGCTACACCAGCAACTCGGCGATCGTGGAGGCCTGCGTCGGCGCATACAGCCAGACGATCGCCATGTGCCCCGGCGACCACTGGCGCAAGCTGCCGAATGGCGGGCGCGAGCGGGTGACCACGTCGGCGCTGAGCCGCGTGCTGCGGCGGCCGAACGACTACCAGAGCCTCTCGGACTTCCTGCTCAACCTGACCCGCCGGCTGTACTCGGACGGCGAGGCGTTCGCCTATGCCGTCAGGAACGACCGCTTCGAGATCGCCGAGCTGCACCTGATGCGCAACGGCCGCGCCGGCGTGTCGTCGACCGGCGAGATCTTCTACGCGCTCTACGGCAACGACGTCGCCGAGCGCCGCTTCGATCTGTCCCGCGCCATCCCGGCCCGCGACGTCCTGCACGTCCGCCTGCACACCCCGACGCACCCGCTAAAAGGGGTCTCGCCGCTGCTGGCGAACCAGCTGTCGCTCGCGCTCGCCGGCGCGGCCATGAGCCAGCAGGTCACGTTCTACCTCAACCAGGCGCGGCCCTCGTTCATGCTGGAGACCGAGGCGCAGCTGACCCGCGACCAGGTCCGGGATCTCCGGGCGAGCTGGAACGAGCAGACGCAGGGCGAAAATGCCGGCGGCACGCCGATCCTCGCCTGGGGCCTGAAGGCGAAGCCGGTGATCACGAACGCCAACGACAACCAGCTGGCCGATCTTCTGAAGATCAGCCAGGAGGACGTCGCGCTGGCGTTCCAGATGCCGCTGCAGGTGCTGGGAATCGGCGGAACGCCGTTCGCCAGCACCGAGGCGCTGATGGCGTCCTGGAAGGCCCGCGGCCTCGGCTTCGCGTTGAACCATATCGAAGAAGCCTTTGGGCTTCTGTTCGACCTGAAGGGCATGCCGGACGAGTACCTCGAGCTGGACACCCGCGCGCTGATGCGCTCGGCCTTCAAGGACCGGATCGAGGGCCTCGCCCGCGGCGTTCTCAGCGGCATCTACAGCCCCGACGAGGCCCGCGCCGAGGAAGACCTGCCGGCGGTCCCGGGCGGCGTCGGCGCCGAGCCGCGTGTCCAGCAGCAGGTCGTCCCGCTGAGCTACGGCGCGGAGATGGAGCCCACCCCGCCGGCCGCGCCGCCGCCGCCCGCCGCGCCCGCCGCGCCCGAGCCTCCCCACAATCCAGAAGCCGAGGGCCCAAATGACAGCGAACCCCGCGCCGTCGATTTCTCCGCTCGGTCGCTCCTCAACGCCGCCGACGAGTTCGACCGCCGTGCAGCTGCCTGATTCGCTGCGCGAGGCGCTGGGCCAGGTCATCGCCGACCTGCGCCGCGAGTGGCGCCGCGAGCGCGAGGTGATCGAGGCGCAGGCGCGGGAGACGGTCGCCGGCCTGCGTGCCCGCGTCGTCGAGCTCGAGGCCGAACTGCGCGCCAAGATCGAGGCCCGGCTGGCTGAGGTGAAGGATGGAGCCCCTGGCGAACAGGGTCCGGCCGGCGAGCTCGGCCCGCGGGGCGAGCGCGGCGAGCCGGGGCCGATCGGCCCGCAGGGCGAGCGCGGCGAACCCGGCGCGGCCGGCGAGCGTGGCGCCGAGGGCGCACCCGGCAAGCTGCCCCGCGTGGCCGAGTGGCAGGACCGGGTTTATCGCGAGGCCGAGGTCGTGACGTTGGCCGGCGGCGTGTGGCAGGCGGCCCGCGACACCGGCAAGGCGCCGCCGCACGAGGACTGGACCTGCATCGTGGCAGCCGGGCGCGACGGCGCCGATGGCCGCTCGCTGAACCCCCGCGCCACCTGGTCGCCGGACGAGACCTACGCGCGCCTCGACATCGTGGCGCTGGACGGCGGGGCCTTCGTGGCGCGCCGCGACGATCCCGGCCCGTGCCCGGGCGATGGCTGGCAGCTGCTGGCCATGCGCGGCAAACCCGGCCGACCGGGCGAGAAGGGCGACTCGGTCAAGGGCGACCGTGGCCCGCCGGGCCCGCCGGTGGCCAGCATCGACCTGGACGAGACGGGCATGGTGACGATCGAGAACGCAGACGGCAGCAGGGTGCAGGGCGACTTCGCCCGCGTGCTGGCCGCGATCGGCCGGTAGCCATGGCCGCGCAGCCTTACCGCACCGTCGTCGACAACGCCGCGACGAGCCGCGCGCTGGTCGAGGCCACGACGGTCTTCGACGAGATGGGCGTCACGCCGACCGACGAGCAGACCGCCCGCATGGAGGCTGCCATCCTGCAGGCCTCCGGGCTGATCGACCGCTTCCTCGACCGGGTGCTGGCCGAGGAGGACGTGACCGACCACTTCCGGTCGCCCCGCGGCGAGGTGCTGCGGCTGTCGCGCTGCCCGGTGGTCGAAGTCCTCGAGGTGATCGAGGCCGGCACCGAACTGACCACCGACGACTACGAGCTCGACGAGGCGACCGGCCAGCTCTGGCGGCTGAGCGACGGCGACCGCATCTGGTGGTCGGACGCCGCGGCCATCACGGTCTCCTACGTCGGCGGCTACGGGCTGCCAGACGACCTGCCGGCCGACATCCAGCGCGCGGCGATCGAGCAGGCGAAGTCGCAGTACATGGCTTCCGGTCGCGACCCGAACCTGCGGTCGTTCTCGGTCCCAGACGTCTACCAGGCGACCTACTCGGTCGGCGGCGGTGACAGCATGGGCAAGTCCGGGCTGCTGGCGCAGGTCGAGGGCGCGCTGGCGCCGTACCGCAGGGTAGGGGCGTGACGCTCGCCGAGACGGTCGCCGCGGTGCTGGCCGAGCACGGCGAGACCATGACGCTGGCGCGTGCCTCGCACACGTCGATTGCGGTGATGGGCAAGCGGCTGATCGGGACCACCGAGGAGACCGGCGGCTCGGCCGAACAGCAGCGGTTCCGGGTAAAGATCGGCACCGCCGAGCTCGACGCCTCGGCCTGGGCAAGCAAGGTGCCCACGACCACCGACACCCTGACGGTCGGCGGGCGGGTGCGCGCGATCGTCGACGTGCGGCCGCTCGGCGATGGCGGCGCGGTCGCGCTCTACGAGCTGGAGGTCATGGGCTAGTGGGCATCACGGTCGAGAACATCGGCCGCCCGCTGGACGGCAAGTCGATCGGCGAGTGGGTGAAGGCGGCCACGATCCGCACCGCCGAGGAGGCGCTGCGACAGGAGGTCAAGCGGGGCTTCGACGCCGCGCCGGTGGTCGTCACCGACGGCATGCCGCGGCGCGACTACGGGCTGGTGAAGCCCTTCGGCAAGATCGAGTTCATCGCGAACACCGCGCTGGCCGACGCCGTGCGCTGGGCGCTGACGGAGCTGCAGAAGCGCAGCCCCGTGCTGACCGGCCGCTACGCGCAGTCCCACGCGGTGCTGCTGAACGGGCAGGAGATCGAGGGCAACATCTGGCAGGCGCTGCGCCGGGCCGGGCCGATCGACCGGGTGCAGATCGTCAACCCGCAGCCCTACGCCCGCAAGATCGAGGCGGCGAGGGCGAACAAGAAGACCGGCCGCGGCGCGCGCAAGGCGCTGAGCAAGCAGGCGAAGGCGGGCGTCTACCAGCCCGTCGTCCGCGCCCTGGTGCAGCGGTACGGCAAGAGCATGTTCTTCGACTTCAAATACGTGAAGCTGGACACCGGCCTGAAGGTCTGGGGCAAGTCGGGCGGCAGCAAGAGCGCGAAGCGGGTGCTGCGCGACCAGGTCTACCCGGCGATCCAGTTCTTCAAGCGGCCGAGCGGCCTACCGAATTGAGGCGCACATGGCCGGTGACCCCCTCCGCGACGCCTTCCGCAGCGAGCTCACCACCGTGCTGGCGATCACGCCGGCGATCCCCTGGACGGTGAAGGACGTGCAGAACACCACCGAGCAGCCGGCCCCGCCGGCCGCCGACGCCGCGAGCTCGGCGCAGGGCCACTTTGAGATCGAGTTTCCGGGCGCCACGGAGGCCCAGTACACGTTCGGCGCCCCCGGCGCGAACCTCCACCTCGAGCAGGGGCAGGTAACGATCCGCGCCGTGACCCGCCTGCGCGCCGGCACGACGGTGCGCGACCTCGCCGAGGGCTACCTCGCCACCGTGCGCAGCCGCTTTCGCATGCGCCGGTTTGCCGTCGGCTCGCTGCAGTGCCGCATCACCGACACCGCGCCTATGGGCGGCGGGCAGGACGAGGCCGGCATGTGGGTCGAGTCGCTGGCGCTGGGCTACGAGATCTTCAACGTCGGCTGACCGCCGACCCTGACACCGACCGACCGCCGCCCATCCGGGCGGCTTTTTCATGTCCCAAACCTAGGAGCACCGCAAAATGGACTCTGCGAACAAACAGTCGGCGGTGATCGCCGAGGTCACCCAGGGCACCACGCCCAGCTCGCCCGCCTTCAAGCTGCTCCGCGACACCCGCGTCTCCGGCGGCGCGCAGCGTGGCGCCTCCCGCTCGCCGGAGCGCCGGCCCGACCGTGCGATGGCGAACTTCTACAAGAACCTCGCCAGCTTCGGCCGCTCGATCGAGATCCCGTTCTCGCGCGACGCGGCGACCGACATCCTGCTCGAGTCGGCGCTGTGCGGCGCCTGGTCGACCGACGTCCTGAAGAACGGCTCGACGAAGAAGTTCTTCACCCTCGAGGAGAAGTTCGAAGGCGGCGCCACGGACCCCTACCGCCGCACGCTGGGCTGCATGGTCGACTCGCTGTCGATCGCGCTGCGCAACGGCGAGCCGGGCCAGATGGTCTTCGGCCTGCAGGCGCTCAGCGAGAGCACCGCCACGACGGCGATCGCCAGCTCCACCTACGCCGCGCCCACGCCGGGCTACGCGCCGGTGACCCCGGCCGACATCACGGTGAACGACCTGTTCGGCCTGACCACCCCGAAGGTGACCGCGCTGAACCTGAACATCAGCAACAGCCTGTCCCCGCAGCACGCCTGGGGCTCGGTCGACCCGCACGCGATCGGGCTGGGCCTGTTCTCGGTGACCGGCTCGGTCACGTTCTACTTCTCCGCGCTGGCCGATTACTCGACGTTCGTCACGCCGACCGGCGCGCTGACGCTCGACCTCACGATCGGCTCGGAGGCGAACTACAAGGACCAGCTGGTCCTGTCGAACTGCGTCGTGAGCAATCCCGACGTCGACGACCCGGGCGCCACCGGCACCCACATGGTCACGCTGAACTTCGAGGCCATGTACGACTCCAGCGACGCCGCGGCGATCGTCTGGAATCGCAACGTCGCGTGACGCGATGAAGTACCTGATCGAGGCCAACTTCCACGTCTTCCTGCCCGCGCAGGACGGCAAGGCCGAGGCGAAGGTCGCCTTCGGCCGCGGCCAGGTCGTCGACGAGTCCGACATTCCCGAAGGCCACACCGGCGACGACTGGGTGGCCAAGGGACTCGCCACGGTGGCTTCGGCCACCTAGCGGCGCCGTAAGGCACCGCGTCCCCCGGGGGCCAGCAGGTCGGTGCTGGCCCCCACCCCTCCCGACCCGAGGAAACCATGAACGACGTGAAGTACACCTTCGACAACATCGAGGCGCTGCAGCGCAACCGCGAGATCGAGGGCGAGAAGGGCACCGAGATCGGCCTGCCGGGCGGCATCACGCTGACCGTGCTGGCCGCGAGCGACGCGAACCCGCGCTGGCGGGCGCGCTCCGAGCAGATCCACAGCGAGCTTCGGCGCCTGACGGCCGCCCGCGCCACGCCCGAGCGGCAGCGGTCCTACCTGTCGCGCGTCTACGCCGACTGCCTGGTGGTCGGCTGGTCCGGCGTGACGAGCAACGATGTCGAGGTGCCGTTCAGCCCAGACGCCTGCGCCGCCTTCCTGCGGCTGGCCGACGACGCCTTCGAGGCGATCGGCAACGTGGTGCACGACACCAAGATGTTCCGCGGCGAGCGCATCCAGATCGCGGTCGACCAGGGAAAAGCCTGATCCGCTGGGACATCGAGAACGAGGCGCTGATCCCGGACTGGCGAGCCCACGCCGACAAGGGCGAGGAATGGGCCGTCGAGCGGCTCCTCTCTCGCCCGGCGCTGTCTCCCGAGGTCGTGCCGGTCTGGGCGGCCTTTCAGCACCTCGACCCCTACCGCCCGCGCCTGCCGATCGGCGGCGGCATGGGCCCGGGCATCCTCCTCCCGCTCCCGATCCCCCGGCCGGACATCCGGTCCGAGGGCGAGCGCCTCGGCTACCGGGGCGAGGGGCTCGAGGACTTTTGCGAGATCGTCGAGCAGCTCGATCACGCCCTGATCGAGGCCACGGCGCGGCGCGAAGCCGACCGGGCGAAGGCCTCGGCAAAGCAGGCCCAGCAACGGTCCCGACCCCAGCGAAGGTGATCCGATGGCCGACGAGACCAAGATCATCCGCATCGTCGTCGACTCGTCGGCGGCGATCGACGGCTCGCGCCGGGCGACCGACGCGCTGGCGCGGATGGAGCGGTCTCTCGACCAGTCGAAGACCGCCCTCGAGCGCATGGAGGCTGGGCTCGGGCGCGTCGGCGGCTTCCTGAAGGCGCAGATCGCCCTGCAGGTCGCCGAGCTCGGCTCGCGCCTGATCGAGATGGGCCGGCAGGCCTTCGAAGCCGCGGCCGGCCTCGACGAGCTGGCCGAGCAGCTGGGCACGAACGCCCGCGCGCTGCAGGGCCTGCAGTACCAGGCCGGCCAGTACGGCGTGAAGGCCGAGCAGCTCGAGACGGCGCTGTCGAAGTTCAGCCAGAAGATGGGCGAGGCGGCCGACGGTTCGAAGGACATGGTCGAGGCGCTGAACGCGCTCGGCGTGAAGAACCTCGACTTTCAGGGCAAATTGCGCCCGACGGAAGCCCTGATGCAGGACGTCGCCGCGGCGATCGTCTCGATCGAGGACCCGGCCAAGCGGTCCGCCGCCGCCGTCGACTTCTTCGGCAAGGCCGGCACGCGCATGCTGCCCATGCTGGGCGAGATCGCGAAGGGCGCCGACAACATGGCTGCCGCCGCCGAGCGGGCGGGCGCGATGATCTCGGGCGACACGATCGCGCGGCTCGACAAGCTGTCGGACAAGATGGAGGCCAACCGGGTGAAGTGGCGGGCGCAGATGGCCGAGGTGGCCGCTGCGCTCGACGAGGCCCGCGAGGGCTTCAACAAGTGGGCGACCGAGACCGGCGCCGGCGCCGAGGCGTGGCTGAAGCGCCAGGCTGACGGCCTGAACGAGTGGGCGCAGGGCCTGTCCGAGGCCGTGGCGATGGCCGGCGCGCGGGCGTCGGCGATGTTCCTCGAGGCGTTCCGCGCCATGCCGGACCAGCTGGGCAAGCTGTTCACCGACGCGCTGAACAAGGCGATCGAGGCGGTCGAGGCTGGCCTCAACAAGATTTTGTCCGGCCTGTCCAACTCGCCGCTGGGCCAGTTCCTCGGCATCGGTGGCGGCTCGGTGAGCCTCGGCCGCATGTCGGGTGGCGGCGCCAGCTTCGGCGACTACACCGGGCAGATCGGCGCGGCCGGTGACGCCGCGGCCGGCAGCATGGCGGGCGTGCTGGCGGCGCGCCGCGAGGCGATGGCGCGGCAGGCGCTGATCAACCGGCAGGCCGGCATGGAGGGCGACGAGGCGAACGCCCGCGTCGGCAAGCTGGCCGGCGTCTACGCGCCCGGTGCCTCGACCTCGGCCGTGAAGGGCGCCGGCGGCAGCGAAGCGGATGCGATCGCGAAGGCGATGCGCGGCGCGCGGCTGGACGCCGATACGCAGACCGCGCTGGCCGAGGCCTCCGAGCGCGGCGCCCGCGCCGTGGCCGACCTCGAGACCCACTTCAAGGCGCTGAAGGCCGCCCAGGACGCCTACGGCAAGACCGCCGACCAGAACACCGCCGGCGTGGCGGCGCTGACGGCCGAGCTCGAGAAGCTGATGGCGGCGGCCGACAAGGGCAAGGCGCTGAAGGACTTCAACCTCGGCACCGCCGACCTCGAGAAGGCGAACGAGCTGCTGGAGGCCGAGAACCAGCTGGTGAACGCCTCGGCCGAGGTCCGCGCCCGCGAGCTCGCGATCATCAAGACCCGCCAGGAGATCCTTTCGAAGGGCCTCGACGAGACCAACGCCAAGGAGCGCGAGGCCATCGAGCGGCGCTACTCCGCGATCGAGCAGAACGAGCGGCTGAAGGCGCAGGGCGAGGAAATCAAGAAGGCGAACGAGCTGTGGACCGCGCCTCTGAAGTCGGCGCTGGAGTCGATCCAGCGCACGGGCGCCGACATGTGGGAGCAGCTGCTCGAGAACGGCAAGTTCCCGGCCGAGGAGTTCGGCCAGATCTTCATCAAGATGGCGCGCCGCGCCGCGGCCGAGCTGCTGGCGCTGGCGACCATCCGGCCGGTGATCAGCGTGGCGATGCAGGGCCTCGGCTCGGTCGGCCTGGTCTCGCCCGGCACCGCCACGGCGCTCGGCTACCCGTCCTCCGGCGGCGGTGGCGGCAGCATCGGCGGCCTGGGTGGCATGGGCGGCGGCAGCCTGTTCGGTGGCGGCCTGTTCGGCAGCACCGGCGGCGGCAGCAGCAGCGGCTGGCTGGGCAACATCGGGTCCTGGCTGAACTCGCCGATCGGCGGCTCGTGGTCGGGGATCTCGAACGTGCCGGCCGGAGCCTTTGGCCCGGCGCCGAACACGACCGGCGGCCTCGGGCTCAGCGGAACGACCTGGGGGCAGGGCCTCGGCGCCGCCGCCGGCGCCGGCATGGGCATCTACCAGCTGGCGACGGCCAAGGGGAACACCGCGAAGACCATCGGCGGCATCGCCTCGCTTGTCGGCGCCGGCGTCAGCCTGATCCCGGGCGTCGGCCAGATCGCCGGCCCGATCATCGGCATGCTGGGCGGCCTCCTGCCTAGCCTGTTCGGCGAAGGCGAGAAGATCCCGCCGATGCCGCCGCTGGATTACGGCGCCGGCGTGATCAACCCGGCCGGCATGGGCTTCAGCTACGCCGAGAACCAGCTGAACGGCGGCAAGGGCATGGGTGGCGCGGCGTCGTCGATCGGCGGCAGCGTCATGGGCCTGTTCAAGCGCGCGGGCCTGACCGGCGTCCCGGGCATGCTGATCGGTGGCGACATCGCCTCCGGCATGAACAGCGTCTGGAGCGGTGGCCAGTGGCAGCAGTCGCCCTACACGCAGGTCGGCCTGCACACGCCGGGCGGCTACGAGCGCCTGACCTACAACGACAGCAGCCGCACGCCCGAGCAGGCGGCCGACCTGCTGGTCGCGGCGATGTTCCGCGCCAACGTGCTGCGCGGCGGCGTCACGGGCGCCTCGCCGGCGCTGCAGACCGCCGTCGCCAACAGCCAGCCGAATACCGCGAAGGCCGTCCAGGACCTGATCGACTTCGTCAACGCCTACGACAAGCTGGGCCAGTCGGCGGCGACGGCGAAGGACGCCCTGATCAAGCTGGGCGACCAGTTCGGCGAGATGGCTGCGACGGCCGGCGGCTACGGCCTGTCGGGCGACCCGATCGCGGCCGAGTACAACAAGCAGAAGTTCCGTTACGCGCAGGACTTCATCGACGGCATGCTCGACCCGCTGGCGGTGCAGCTGCGCGCCCTCGAGGACCAGAAGAACGACTCGATCGCCTCGGCCGAGTACATCCGTGACAAGGTCGGCGGGGTCTACGTCGACATCAACAAGATCACCGAGTATTGGCTGAAGAAGGAACTCGACCTCAAGGCGCAGTACGCCGAGAAGTCGGTCGGCCTCTACCAGGACCTGATCGACCGGCTGACCTACGGCGACCTCGCGAACGCCACGCCGACGCAGACCTACGGCGGCACTCGCGCCAGCTACATGGCGACGCTGGCGCAGGCGCAGGCGGGCGACCCGACGGCCGCCGGCAACCTCGGCGGCGTGGCCGAGGCCTACGCGAACGCCAGCCGAAGCTACTTCGGGTCGTCGGCCGAGTACGCCGCGCTGGCCGAACAGATCCGCAGCGACCTGGTCGCCCAGCAGTCCAAGGCGATCGGCGGCGATGCCGGCGCGCAGTCGGCCCAGATCAACGAACTGATCCGGTCGGCGGCCAACGACCGCGAGGAGATGCGGGCCCTGCGCGAGCAGATTGCGGCGCTCACCGCCCAGATGGCGCGGCGGTAGCCCGTGGCCACTTCGGTCTATCTCAGGACGGCGCCGCCGTGGCCGTTCGGCGCTGTCCCGCGCGACGAGCCCCGGGCGTTCCTGCTCGAGGCGGGCGTCGACGCCCAGCAGCTCGGTGCGCACGAGGGCAAGGCTTACCTGCTGGTGGCGACCCCGTTCGACGCCGCGCTCGAGCTCGACCTGCCCGGCCCGCCGTTCCCCTTCGGTGGCGTGCCGCGCCGCACGCCGCGGGCGACCACGCTGCAGGGCACGACGGCCACGATCTACCCGGCCGCCACCGGCAACGCCGCGCGCTCGACGGCGAACGACGACGAGCCCGCAGCGCAGTGGGTGCCGGGCAAGCTGAGCGGGGCCTTCAATTACGAGCTGGCGCTGTTCGTCGCCGAGGGGCCGACCTGGGGCAGCGGCGGCGGCACGCTCGGCATCCTTGAGCTCACCGACCCGGACGGCGAACTGGACGACCTGCGGACGCTAGGCTGGGACGGCGCGCCGATCGAGATCCGCCGCGGCGAGCCGGACGCCTATTTCTCGACCTACAGCACCGTCGCCAAGCTGTCGGCGGCCGGCATCCGCTTCGACCTGCGCCGCAAGGAGATCCTGCTGCGCGACCTATCCTGGCAGCTGAGCCAGGCCGAGCTCCACGGCGAGCGGTACGGCGGCACCGGCGGCGCCGACGGCGACGCCACCCTGAAGGGGCGGATCAAACCGATCGCCTTCGGCGAAGTGTTCAACATCCCCCCGGTGCAGATCAACGCCACCGGCCTGATCTACCAGGTCTCGTGCACGTCGGTGCTGGCGATCGACGCCGTGAAGGACGGCGGCAACGACCTGACGCCCGGCAGCGACTACGCGACCTATGCCGAGCTGGCGGCGGCCACGGTGGCATCCGGCCACTACGCGACCTGCAAGGCGCTCGGCCTGTTCCGGCTGGGCTCGGCGCCGGTCTACGCCATCACCGCCGACGTGCGCGGCGACAACGACAGCCGCAACGGCCTGACCTACCCGGAGACCCGGGCGCAGATCGCGCGCCGCATCGCGACCGGCCGGGGCAACATCCGGCTGCGCGACCCGCAGGATCTCGACGGCGCGACGTTCTCGGTGCTCGACCAGTGGCAGCCCGCCACCGTCGGCCGCTACTGGGACGCCGAGATCACGAAGGCCGAGGCGCTGTCGGAACTCATGGTCGGCTGCTGCGGCTGGTGGTCGATCGGCCTCGACGGCCGGCTGGCGATCGGGCAGGTCGAGGACCCGGCGCTGGCGGCGGCATCGCTCACCCTCGACTTCGACGGCGACAACGGCGCCGACGTGCGGGTCGACGCGCCGAGCATGACGAACTGGCAGCCGCCGCGCCGGTCCACGCTAATGGGCTGGCAGCGCAATTACACGCCGCTGTCGGTGACGCAGATCGCGGGCGTGGTGAGCCAGTCCGACGCGGCGATCCTGCAGGCGCAGGGCCAGCTGGCGACGTCGAACAGCCTGTGGGTGCAGTCGTCCTACCCGAGCTCGCCGGTCGTGCAGATCGACGGCGGGTTCGCGGCCGAGGCCGACGCCCAGCTGGAGGCCGACCGCCAGCGCCGGCTGTTCGGCCAGGTCCGCGAGGTCTTCGAGCTGCCGGTCGTGATGGACCCCTTCGCGCCGGTCGTCGGTCGGGTGGTGGCGATCGCCAACGCGAACCGCCTGGGCCTGGGCGCGCTCACGAAGGCGTGGTGCTTCGGCGTGGCCGTGAACGCCAACGGCAAGCCCATTCTCAAGCTGTGGCGGTAGCCCATGTCGAACGTGCTGATCCTGTCGCCGGGCAAGTCGGACGCCGCCACGCTGGCGGCATCGTCCGAGCTGGCGTCGCTGCCGGCCTCGAACCTGCAGAACATGCAGCCGAAGCGGAAGTGGCGCTCGGACGCGGCCACCTCGCCCTACCTCGAGCTGGACTTCGGCGCCGCCGGCTGCGCGGCCACCGGCTTCGCGCTGATCGGCCACAACCTCACGGCGTCGGCCACGATCCGGGTGCGCGGGAAAGCGACCTATCCGGTGACGAGCTCGCCGACCGTCGACACCACCGCCCTGTCGGCCTGGCCGTCGAGCGGGAAGCCCTCGGACGAGTCCTGGCCGCACTACCTGTCCTGGCTGTCCTGGTCGAACGTCACCGCGCTGCGCTACTGGCGCATCGACATCGCCGACGGCACGAACCCTGACGGCTACGTCGAGGCCGGCCGCCTCATGCTGGGCGCCTACTGGCAGCCCAGCCTGAACTTCGACCTCGCCGGCACGCCGCTCGCCTACGACCAGCGCGACGTCCAGATCGCGACCGACTACGGCAACACCTTCACCGATCGCCGCGCCACCACGGCGCCGCGGCTGTTCCAGCTGCAGATCAGCGCCGCCAACCGGACCGAGGTCCTGGCCGGCATCGCCGAGATCCAGCGGCTGCGCGGCA